AAAAGAGATTAAAGAGAATTGGGATAAATATAAACCCCATATTGAAACAGCAATGACCTCTTCAGAAAGTGGTTTAATTATAATAGGAAAATCTCAGAATATTTATAAAGGTGTGTTTGAACGCCTTATGAATCCTTTTAATCAAGTTATGCACCTTTGGTCAGAAGGAGATGAAGATTATATTGTACTCACTCAGTTACTTTTTTGTGAGATTACAGAAAGAAAAACTTTACTACTCTCTTCATCTACTCGTACTAAAGATGTAGATAAAGAAACACTTTCAGAAAGATATTTTGAAGCTTACAAATCTATTTCAAAGTTTGCAAGAGATAATAAATGCGTAGGTATGTATTGTCATAGCGAATTAGATTACTTTGCAGAGATGGCAAAACAAACTAAAGATTGGACAAATGTTGTTACTCGTTACCAATTTTATTTCCCCTTAAATTAAAATGAAAATATATACAGAAATAAATTATAAGTGGCTAGATGGTCAATTGGTAGAAACAGATTCTAAGTCTTTTGAATATGATGGAGAAGTAACTCTTTGTGGAGATGTTGGAGGCTCATTGGGGGATGTAAAGAGTAAAGCTCAAGAGGCTGAAAGAAAATTTAAGGAAAAATTTGCAGAGACTGAAGCGGCTGCTAAAGCGGAGATGCGCCGGACTGAAGCGGCTGCTAAAGCGGAGGCACAACGGGCTGAAGCGGCTGCTAAAGCGGAGGCACAACGGGCTGCTGCTGCTGCTGAAGCGGCTAAAAAAGCGGCAACTAAAAAAGCTCAAGAGGCTGCTGATAAGTTAGCTGCGGAGACTGCACGGGCTACTGCTGCTGCTGAAGCGGCTGCCAAAAAGTTAGCTGATGATGCTAAAGCTGAAGCGGAACGTCAGGCTGCTGCTGCTGCTGAAGCGGCAAGAGTTGCTGCTGCTAAAGCAGAGGCCGAGCTAAAGGCTGCTGCAAAAGCTGCTGAAGAGAATGCTGCAAAAGCTGCCGCTGAAACTGCACGGGCTACTGAGGCCGCAAGAGTTGCTGCTGATAAGTTAGCTGCCGATGCAAAAGCTGCCGCAGCCTCTGCTTCTGATGCTACAAAGACTAATCTAGAATACGGAGCCGATGCAACAAAAGAGGCACTTGCCTCTGCTACGGACGCTACAAAGACTAACCTAGAATATGGAGCCGATGCTACAAAAGAGGCACTTGCTGCCGCTACTGATGCTGGAAAGACTAACCTAGAATACGGAGCTGATGCTACAAAGGCTGCCCTTCATGCTGCTACGGACGCTGGAAAGACCAATCTAGAATATGGAGCCGATGCAACAAAGGCGGCCCTTCATGCCGCTGCTGATGCCACAAAGACCAATCTAGAATATGGAGCAGGATATGTTGAAGACCTGAGAGATGACTTATTTGAGAGATTTATTAATAAACCAATGGAAGAGGTAGCTGAAGAAACGACAGGTCTTGTATCTTCTATAAACACAACCGACACAGCCGATGATGACGGTACAACTGGAACTGATGGACTTTTAACGGGTGGAAATATAAATACATTTGCTAAAGGTAATAAAGGAAAGAAGAAGAAAAACAATCCCTTCTTAGCTATAAGTAAAGGGAAGAAATTTGCTAGAGGATCTACCAAATATAAACGATCTTCCGCCACTTCTACTCTTAAAATTTAATAAACTATGGAATATATTAGTGTAGATAATAATGAGGAAGTTGAATTAGGTTATGCTCAAGGAATGTATACAAGTCTGAAAGGAGAAAGAGAGTCTTTCTTAGATAGAGCAAGATCATCCTCAGAACTTACAATCCCCTCACTTTTAGTAAACGAAGGTCACTCTAGTTCCTCTATTCTACCTACTCCCTTCCAATCTATAGGAGCGGAGGGAGTGAATAATTTATCTAGTAAATTACTTTTATCTCTCATACCTCCTAACGCACCTTTTTTTAGATTAGTAATAGATGATGTAGAGTTAGAAAATTTATTAGCCGATCAGAGAGGAGAAGCAGAAGAAGCTCTTTCTAGGATAGAACGTATGATAGCTCAAGAAATTGAGGTTCGTGCATTACGTGTTCCTATTTCTGAGGCATTGAAACATTTAATAGTGGCAGGTAATGTCTTAGTGTATCTACCAGATAAAGAACAGATGAGAGTTTTTAAGCTGGACAGGTATGTTGTTAAAAGAGATTCAATGGGTAATGTATTGAAGATAATTATTAAAGAAACAATGTCTCCATTATCCTTACCAGATAAGGCTAAACATTTAGTAGCTGAAATAGAAGAAGATGAAGTACCAAAAACAAGTATTGATCTTTTCACCTGTGTTAAATGGACAGGTAGAAATTGGAAAATACATCAAGAGGTGGAGGGTAAGGTTGTACCGGGAAGTGAAGGATCATTTCCAAAAAATAAAAATCCATTTATTGCTTTAAGATTTACACATATAGATGGTGAAGATTATGGTAGAGGATTTGTAGAAGAATATATTGGAGATTTAAAATCATTAGAAACATTAACTAAAGCTATTGTAGAAGGGAGTGCTGCTGCGGCTAAGATACTCTTCTTGGTACGTCCAAATGGAACTACAAGAATTAAGACACTTGCAGATTCCCCTAATGGAGCAATAGTAAGTGGAGATAGTGGTGATGTTTCCACACTTCAATTACAAAAAACCGCTGATTTTAGAGTTGCTCAAGATACAATAAGAGTTTTATCTGAAAGATTAGGACGAGTATTTCTTATGAATTCTTCTATTCGTAGGGATGCTGAGAGGGTGACAGCAGAAGAAATAAGAATTGCCCATCAAGAATTGGAAATAGCATTAGGTGGAGTGTATTCAATTCTATCTCAGGAATTTCAGTTACCATTAGTACAACTTATTATGAATAAACTGAAGAAAGAAAAGAAACTTCCTCCATTTCCTGATGACTCCTTAAAGCCGATGGTAATCACAGGAGTAGAGGCGTTGGGAAGAGGTCAAGACTTAAATGAACTTGCCACATTCCTTCAACATCTTACACCTTTCGGACCAGATATGATTATGCAAGAGATAAATACTAATGAGTATATCACTCGTTTGTCGGCCTCACTTGGTATTGAACCTAATGGTCTAATTAAATCTGAAGAAGAAAAACAACAAGAAGCACAGGCAAGAGAGAAACAACAAGAAGCTATGCAAGAACAACAAATGATGAGTGAGGTAATGACTAGAGTTGCTCCAGAATTAGCTAAGGGCGAAATGCAAAATCAACAACAACAATAAAAAGGAAGGTATAATATGGCAGATACTAAAGTAGTTGAAACATTTGAAGAAGAGGCTCCCGAAAGTCAGGAGCATATTCAAGAAATGATTGATAAGGCTGAACGTGTTCAGAGTATTCCTAGAGAAGATGGAAAACCTAAATGGCTTCCAGATAAGTTTGAGAATCCAGAAGACTTAGCAGAAGCATATTCACAATTAGAACAAAAATTATCATCTGGAAATACATCAGTTCAAAAGGGACAACAAGAAGAAAAAGAAGATACTCTACAACTAGCAAATGTAGATGAGGTAACTGAAGCATTACAAACTCAAGGATTAGACTTTACCAAATATGCAACAGAGTATGCACAACAAGGTGAGTTAAGTGATACTTCATATGCTGAATTAGCTAAAGGTGGAATGAATGCTGAAGTTGTAGATACGTGGATAGCTGGTCAGTCTGCAATAGCTAATCAAATAACAGAAAGAGCATATGAATCTGTAGGAGGTAAAGAAGAGTACAATGTTCTTTTAGATTGGGCAAAAACTACCTTACCAGAAAATGATATAGATGCTTTTAATAGAGCAATAGAGAATCCAAATTCAGATGATGTACTTTTTGCAATTAAGTCTTTACAAGCAAGAAGGAATTTAGAAGTTGGTGAAACTCCAACTCTATTACAGGGTGATACAGGTGGGAAAAGTGTTAGTTCTTATAAATCAGTAACTCAACTGACGAAGGCTATGAATGATCCTCGGTATCAAAATGACCCTGCTTACAGGGATGAAGTGACACATAAGTTATCACAATCATCCATTATGTAATATTTCCAAAAATACTACACAAAGTAAATTTTAGCCCATTGAGGTGGATAACTTTGATTGAACAGTTGTGGTTATAAATGGATTTTTATAATCAAAATGCTGGAATTAAATTCAGTATAACTTTAATCAAAAAGGAAAAATATGGCACTTCAAGGAGCCTCAAACGCTTTGGACGCTGCGGCACAACGTAGTGGTCAAACGAATAAAGCAGGTGACGTAAGGAATTTATATTTAAAACTTTACGCAGGTGAAGTCATGTCAGCGTTTCAGACAAGAAACATCATGATGAACTACTGCCGAGTGCGGTCAATTAAGAAAGGTAAGTCTGCCCAGTTTATTATGACGGGTAAATACCGAGCCGCAGAGTACCATACACCGGGTAATGAGATCATGCCTGATGTAATAGCTGCAAATGCTGAGAGAGTAGTCTCAGTTGATGATCTCTTAATCGCTGCACAATTCATCCCTAATATTGATGAAGCAATGCAACACTTCGACATCCGTTCAGTCTATACACAGGAATCAGGTTATGCTTTAGCAAAATCGGCAGACCAAAATATCCTTCGTATGGCTGTTAAAGCTGCACTGACCACCAATAAGGAACGTGCAAGTAAAATGATTCAAGATTATGATTCATGGGATGACGAAGATTTCACATCCAACGTGACTTATGCCGCAAACTTAGCTGACTCAAAGAAGGCAGCCGACTTCGTAGAAGGTATGATCGAAGCCAAACGTATTCTTGAGAGTGCAGGAGCACCTCTTGAGGATCTTGTTTGTGTTTGTGCAACCGACCAATTCTATTCCTTGTTCAAGACAGGTGTAAATAGTGAATCTATTTCTGCCTTGACAATGTTTAATAAAGATGTAGGTGGAAGTGGATCAATAAATAATCTTGATCTTCCAACAATTGCAGGTATTCCTGTAGTTAGAACTCCTCATCTTGGAAGTATGGGTCATGGTGCAGCAGCAACATGGACAGGTTCACTGTGGTCAACTGCTGACCCTGCTATTTCAACTGGTCAAGCACCACTTGCAAATACCGCAGGATC